GATTTACAACAAACACTGGAACTGTAACTTCTGTTTCTGGTGGAAATGGATTAACAGGATCTGTCACAACATCTGGATCATTAGCTGTCGGAGCTGGTACAGGAATTGATGTCACTGCTGATGCAGTTGCTGTTGATGTATCAGATTTCATGACTAATGGCGCTAACAATAGAGTTCTAACTGCAACAGGCACAGATGCTATGAATGCAGAAGCAAACATGACATTTGATGGTTCTACCTTAACTGTAACAGGTGCTGTAGTTCCTGGAGCAAATGATACTTATGACTTAGGTGCATTAGGAAATGTTTGGAGAAACTTATACACTGGAGACTTACATTTATCTAACGAAGCAAAAGATGAAGGTAACTCTGTTGATGGTACAAAAGGTAACTGGACTATACAAGAGGGTGAAAATGATTTATATATCTTAAATAATAAATCAGGAAAGAAATACAAATTTAAATTAGAGGAAATGTAATGATTTTTAATTTTGATAAAAAAGAATATGATAGCGAAAAATTATCTGATCAAGGTAAAGTATTTTTAAACAAACTTCAAAACATAGCTATAAAAAAGAATGAATTAACTATTCAGTTCACTGACTTAGAAGTGTTACAAAAACATTATTCTGAATTACTTAGAAAAGAATTACCTACAGAAGAAAAAGAAGAACAAAAAACAGGAGCCTAGTCTATGGCCCTAGGAGTTACTGCATATTCAGAAGCTGCTTTCAGCACAGAAGACTCAGATGTAATTATATATGCATCTGGTATAGAAATGACTATGCAGGAAAATACTCCTGCTATTACAGCTGATGCAAACGTACCTATTACAGGTCAAGAACTAACTTCTATAGAAGGAACTGTTACAACTGTCTCTGGTGCTTTTGTTTCTGTTACCGGAGAAACTTTATCTGGATCTTTAGGAGATGTTACAGAATCTTCAGCAGATTCAGATGTTCCTGTAACTGGTTTTGAATTAACTACGAATGTAAATAATCCTACACATGATACATTAACCGCTTTTGGTGAAGCACCTTTTGCTACACTAAGTCCAGCTACTTTTAATATTCCTGTTCAAGTAGTAGCTACTGTAGGTGGTATTGCTGTGGGAACTGAACTACCTATGTCATTAGGTAATGTTGCAGCTATAGGTACAGGTGAAGTTTTACTTTCTGGTCAAGAATTAACTATGCAGGAAAACAGTGCAACTGTTACTGCAAATGCAAATATTTCTATAACAGGTCAAGCTTTAACTGCAACAGAAGGAACTTTAACTTTAGACGCAAATACATTTGCTTCAGTTACCGGTGAAGCAATGACCGCAGAAGAAGGAACAGTAGATCCTTCTCCAGACGCGTCTGTTACTGGTATTGGAATGTCTGCCGCACTAGGACTTGGAACAGTTACTGCAGGTGCTGATATAGATGTTACTGGTGAATTATTAACAGCAGGAATAGGAAATTTAACTGTAACAGCAGATGCTAATACGGATGTAACAGGTGAAGCAATGACTGCAGAAGAAGGAACAGTGGATCCTTCACCAGACGCTTCCGTTGTTGGTATTGGAATGTCTGCAGCGTTAGGTCTTGGAACAGTTACTGCAGGAGCTGATATAGCTGTCACTGGTCAAGAAATGACTATGGATGCAGGAACGTTAGCTGCAACTGGAACTACTGAAGTATCTTTAACTGGAGAACTATTATCTATAGCTCAAGGAAGTGTTGTTGCTTCTGCTAAGGTTGATGTTGCAGTTACTGGTTTTGATTTAACAATGCAAGAAAATGCTCCAACAGTTACTGGAGATGCTAATGTCACTGCAACAGCTTTACCTATGACAACAGCTCTTGGCACAGCTGTTTTAGATGCAGTTAGCTTTATTGATGTAACTGGTCAAGCAATGACTATACAAGAAGGTCAGGCAACTGCAGATGATGCAAGTGCAGAAGTAACTGGAATTGCTATGACAATGGCTTTAGGAGACGAAAAAACCATAGTCTGGACTGAAGTAGATACCGGATCTACATCAACATGGACAGAGGTAAATCAAGGCTCTTCTGGTACTTGGACAGAAGTTGACACCGCTGCATAAATGAAATATTATAATATAATTTAAGGAACTTAAAATATGGCAAACACTACATCAACTAATTTAAAATTAACTGTACAAGCAACTGGAGAAAATTCAGGAACTTGGGGACAAATTACAAATACAAATTTATTAATTCTTGAACAAGCTATTGGTGGTTATGATGCTATTGGAGTTACTTCAGGTGCAACTTTAACTTTTTCAAATGGAGCTTTGTCTAATGGTAAAAATCAAGTATTAAAGTTAACAGGAACAATTACAGGAAACGTTAATGTAACTATTCCTGATTCAATTGAAAAAACTTATACAGTTGAAAATGCAACAACAGGTGCTTTTACTGTAACATTTAAAACTACTTCTGGAACAGGAGTGACTTGGACAGCGACTGATAAAGGAACTAAAGTTCTTTATTCTGATGGAACAAACGTTGTAGAAGGACTTAGTTCAGTTGGTGGTGTAACAGCTACGGGACATCTTGTTCCTGGTGCTAATGACACTTATGATTTAGGGGCTTCTGGAAACGTTTGGAGAAACATATATACAGGAGACTTACATCTTTCTAATAAATTTAAAGAAAAAGGTAATATAGTTGATGGAACTAAAGGAAATTGGACTTTACAGGAAGGTAAAAATGATATATTTATGATAAATAATATATCTGGAGAAAAATTTAAGATTAATTTATCTAAGATAGAAGGAGATAAATAATGGCTATTGTATCAGGTGGAACTACAGTAATTAATAATGGTGCTTTTATAGGTGTTGAAGGAATTCCTACGGGAACAATTGTGCCGTGGTCAGACTCATCTGTTCCATCAGGTTTTTTAGAATGTGATGGTTCAGCTGTATCAAGAACAACTTACGCAGATTTATTTGCAATCGTAGGTACAACTTACGGAGCTGGAGATGGTTCAACAACTTTTAACGTTCCTGATTTAGCTGACAACGTACCGGTTGGAAAATCTAATAACAAAGCTTTAGCTTCAACTGGTGGAGCAAACACAGTAACATCAACTGGAAACATTGCCGGTTCAACAGCTAATGCTACATTATCAACAGCACAACTTGCTAGTCATAGTCATGGAGTCACATATGTTAATCAACCCAATGCTCCATCAAGTCCGCATTTTGGGCATGTGATAGGTAGAAATAATACTTTAACCAATGAAGCTACTACAAATTCAGGTTCAGGTAGTGGTCACGCACATAACATGAGTGCAAACTTTGCAGGTGATGCTACATCTGTTTTACAACCTTATTTAACAGTTATTTATATTATTAAAACTTAGGAGAAAAAATGGCAACAAACGCAAATTGGACAGTAGTATTTGAAGACAAAATAATTATTAAAAATTATGCAGAGGGTGCTTCAAAAGGTATTGGGTATGTTATTAATGATGATTCGTTCTGGTCTAATCCTAAATTCTCTAATATTTGGGCTATTCAACACGGAACAGCTACTACTTCTGATGAAGTAGAATATATAGATGATACGCCTAATTCCTCATTTGCTGATGCAAATATTGGAGACATTAATCAATTTTCATCTAAATGGGATTTAGAACATTTAACTATATTACAATCTAATTGGGATGACGATAATGTTGATGGTGAAACTGACGCTGAAAAAATTACTAGATTAGGTGCTAGACCTACATCATACTCATCTTAACATCATCCAAGAAGTTAAAATATATTTCTCACCTGATAGAGGTGGATTACCTCTATGTAAATAAGGAAAACCCGCGGGCCAAATAACTATTCTACCTGTTTTAGGTTGTGTTCTTTTTGAAAAATGTAAAAATTCTGTTTCTCCACCTTCCTCAACATCATTTAAATAAATAGAGAAAACAAAAGCTCTAGATTCATTATCAAAACCTCTACCATGTTCTACGTGCCAAATATGATATCCTTCAGTGGGTAATGTTTTTTGAATTTTTAAACTAGTATAAAAAAAACTTTCATAAGTTTCTTTAGCTCCCGTGTTTTCAATATAATGCTTCCATGCTAAATCAAAATTTAGAATCATAGGTTTTAAAGATTCCCACCATACATCAACATTATTTGATCCTGCAAAAAATTGTTGATCTTGTTTTTGTAATATAGATGCTTTTTCAAAACCTATTCTATTAACAGTGTTATTAAATTTATTTTGATCTTCATATAATTGTATTGCTTTATTACATTCTTCTTTAGTAATGTAATTATCATACACTCCAATAAAATTGTTTATATTAACTGTTTTCTGATTCATTGTTTTTTTCCTTCGTTACAAATATTTGAATTGTTTTTCTAGGTACTATTGGTTTCATTACAGGGGTTACTTTATGATCTAGTGGAGCTTTAACTATAACTATTGAGTTACCAACTAGTGGTATAAAACCATTAGCATTTTTATTTTGAAATAAAAATTCTCCACCAAATTTTAAATTCCACCTACGATTAATATAATAAGTTATACCATAAATATGTCCATAATCACTATGCCAATTAATGCCTGTTCCATCTTTCATGGAATGGATCAAAGGTTCAAAATTTTTAAGTTTAACTCTGTGAAAAGGATTATTTTCTAATAGTATTTTAATTTTTTGTAGAGGTTTATATTTTTCGTCTAAATGTGTATTTTTAACAAAATCTTTATAACCATATTTTAAACCTTTATTCCAAGTTTTTTTTGTTGAATGTAGTTTTATTAAACTACTCCTAAATGTATCATAGTGTAATTTTTTATAAGTAGGATAATCTAAAAAATTTTGAATATAATAAAGTTTATCTGGTATTGAATATACTAATTTCATGATTTTAAAAAACAATTAATTGAATATCTAGCACCTTTTGTTATAGGCTCTGTACCATGTATCCAAATGGGTTCTGCTGGAAATATCATAGCGTCTCCTGTTTTAAAAGAATGTTTTATCTGACCATCAAAAAATCTAAATTCACCGCCTTCATAATCTTCATTTAAATTTAAGGTGCAAGACGCTCTTATGTTCTCGTCCACATCACAATGATCTTTGATACACTGTCCTTCTTCGTATTTAATAATTCTTATATTTTGACTTGAATTAATTAAATGATTATTAAAAGTAGGGCTTATTCTTTTTGATTGAATATAGGTTACATAATTAATTACCATTATATTTATGTAATTCTTTACTGTGTTTAAAGCATATTGTATATCTTCATTAGGGTTATCTATTCTCGACAGATTTAAACATTTAAAATTATCCATTTCATGTTGTTTAGTTTTATATTTATAGCTACTTTCTAATCTGTTTAATTCGGGATATTTTTCAAATATATCTATCAACTGTTTACAATGATTTTTAGGAACTAATCCATTGATTCTATACTTTAAATCTGATATTTTGTGGCCATAAGACATAACTTTGCTTCTTTCAATATATTAAAAACTAATATATAGTTGATTATATGCTACAAAAACTAAATTTCAAGCCTGGTTTTAACAAAATGGTCACGGATTCAGGAGGAGAATCTCAATGGGTAGATGGCGATTTTGTTAGATTTAGATACGGACTGCCCGAAAAAATAGGTGGATGGTCACAACTTACTAACTCCAATAACACTTTACCTGGAGCAGCACGTGCTCAACATGCCTTTATTAGTATTGCTGGTGAAAAATATGTAGCTATAGGAACCTCACAAGGTTTATTTCTATATCACGGCGGAGAATTTTTTGACATTACACCTTTGGCTACAGCTATTACTGGAGCTGATTTTGATGCAACATCAGGTTCTGCTACAGTTACTGTAAATAAAACAGCACATGGATTATTAGATGGAAGATATGTAACATTTTCATCTGTTACAGTTCCAACAGGATCAGGATATGCAACAACAGACTTTACAGAAAATACTTTTGAAGTGTTAAATAAAACAGATAATACTTTTGAAATTACAATGCCTTCTAATTCAGCGGGCACTACTTCAGGAACTGGATCAGCAACAATTAATCCATATGAAATAGTAGGTCCAACGTTTCAAACTGCAGGTTTTGGTTGGGGTACAGATACATGGGGCTCAAGCACATGGGGAACTGCAAGTGCAACTAGTGACGTGGTTCTGGATCCAGGGCTCTGGAGTCTAGATAATTTTGGTCAAATATTAATTGCAACTATTCATAATGGTAAAACATTTACATGGAATGCAGGAGCATCAAATCCAAGAACTATTAGAGCAACAGTTATGAGCGGTGCACCAACTGCATCAAGATTAACACAAGTATCGGATAGAGATAGACATGTATTTCATTTTGGAACAGAAACAACCATTGGTGATCCAACAACTCAAGATCCAATGTTTATTAGATTTTCTAATCAAGAAGATTTTAATACTTATCAACCAACGGCGACTAATACCGCAGGAACCTTTAGATTAGACAAAGGAAATGAAATTATAGGTGCTGTGTCTGGTAAAGACTACACATTAGTATTAACGGATTCATCTGCATATGTCATTCAATATGTTGGACCACCTTTTACATTTAGTGTTAGACAAGTCGGTACTAACTGCGGATTGATTGGACAAAACGCACTTAGTTATTCTAATGGTGTTGTATTTTGGATGTCAGGTGAAGGTGGATTTTTTATGTTTGATGGTACTGTAAAATCTATTCCTTGTTTAGTTGAAGATTTTGTATTTACTACAACAGGAGATAATTTAGGAATTAATTATAATGCAAGTGATATAATATATGCAGAACACAATACTTTGTATAATGAAATAAATTGGTTTTATGCAAAATCAGGACAAGATCAAATTAATAGATGTGTAACATATAATTATGGCGAAAATTGTTGGACTACATCATCATTAGCTAGAACTTCTTATGTTGACACAGGTGTTTATGATTTACCATATGCAACTGAGTATGATAAAACTGCTTTACCTAATTTTCCAATACAAGGTATTACTGCAACTTATGGTGCATCAACTTACTATGCTCATGAAACCGGAACCGATCAAGTCAATAGTTCTGGTACAACATCAATTGATGCATACATTCAATCTGGTGATTTTGATATATCTGCTAGACAAAGTGCTTTGGGTCAGACAACAGGACTTGCTGACCTTAGAGGTGATGGTGAGTTTATTATGTCTATGAAACGATTTATACCAGACTTTAAAGTATTAACGGGTAATTCAAAAGTAACATTATTATTAAATAACTATCCAAGTGATACAGCATCAAGCTCACCACTTGGACCCTTTACAATAACATCATCCACTGATAAAGTAGACACTAGAGCTAGAGGAAGACTACTTGCAATTAAAATAGAAAATGATGCTATAG